AACGCCGCCGTCATCCAGCAAGGCACCGGGGGTTCCGGAGGGGATAGCGGCGGGAAGGCACAGAAGGCCGTGCAGGCGCAGAAGGCACGCAAGAGCTAGCTCTCGTAGACCTCAGCGAGCCGGAGCAGTGCAAAGTTGAGTCCCTCGTAATAGTCGGGTGCCCAGGTATTGCCGCCGCCGGTCTCCAACTCGGTGATGATGTCCCGGACGGCGGCAACGAAGCGGCGCATCCTTTCGGGGACCCCGCAGTTGCAAGGGCCGACGCCGTTCGACGGTGAACCCCAGACGACCGTGGCGCAGACCCTATCGCAGTCGTCGCTGTGGATGCTGCCGACGTCGCACTCAGCCTTCTCCAGCAACGCCGTTAGCTTTTTCTCGCTGCTCATGGCCTCCAAGTTAGCGACAGGGGGAGCCGTGGGGCTGGTGGTTTGTCAGCAATTTCTGCTCTCGTTGCTCGACAACCTCGAGCTTCCCTATGGCGTCCCGGCCGCCGAAGCGTTCGTCACCCCGCCCGACCCGAGGGTTAAGGCCAAGGTCCCGGCCATATATATCTGGCCCAGCGATGGCACGGAGAACCGCTCCGCTGAGCTCGGCGGCACCATCCCCCGCAACACCGGCCCGAACACCCCGTCCGGGACCAAGGGGCTGCTGCACCAGTTCGACATCTACTGCACCTGGTTCTCCTCGAACAACGGGAAACAGGCCGACCCGGTGTTCCCCGCCATCGTCGACACCATCATGATGGCACTCCGCTACTCCCAGCCGAACCCGGCAGAGCTGACCGACCCGGCGACAGGACTCACCTCGAGCGTCTACAACGTCGGTGAAACCCAGAAGTACAGAACTGGCGTCGAGGCCACAGCAGATGAGCGGTGGTTGAGGTACGACTCGCTCATCCAGTGCTCGGTCTGGGAACTCATTAATGCCTGACGGGAGACCTGTGCGCGCTGCCTACACCGGCCACGAGACCCTCACCTACGGTGACTACCTCGACCTGGACACCGGCCGCACCCTCACCGCGGAACCCGGCGCGACGTACGACGTGGCCCCGTCCGGGGGGCGTCCGGTACCGGCCCTCCCGCCAGGATTCACCCCAGCCGGAAAGCAGGAGTCTGCGGACGAGAAACTGACCAGGCTCGGCGTGAAGCAGATCCGGAACGGCATCTCCAGCATCGACGAGGTGCGGGAACGTCTCGACATGCCGCCCCTCAAGCCCGACGACGAGGGCGGCACCCCGGCCGACGAGCAGGACCCCGAAGAGGGCTAACGCCCGCTGAGCTTCACCACGTCAGCGCGCTGGAAGCGCTTGTGCTGGCCCGGCTGCTGCGTACCGTCTCCGTCGAGACGCCCAGCAGATCCGCAGCCTCGCCCGTGGTCAGGATCTCAGGATCATATGCAACGGCAGCCCTGCGTTCTCTCTTCTTGCGGGCGCGCTCCTCCCGGCGCTCCTCTGGTTCCTCGACGACAAGGCGATCCGCGGGTCCATGACGGACCTGTTTTACAAGACCCTCGGCGTCGAGCAGGCAATTTTGGTCCTTCGCGGGCCGAAGAAAGGTGGCGTGTGACGGCCGTAACTGCTGCTGAGAGGGAGGGGACGCGATGAGCCTCGGAGGACCAAATATATATCCCGGCGTACTTTCCTGGCTGGGACTTGCCCGCGAACTGACCGCCGGGAACCCTCTCGTCCCCGTGGTCACCCACCCTGTCGAGCAGGGCCAGTTCGAGCCTGAGGACATGCCCCGCTTTCTCGACGACAAGGCGATCCGCGGGTCCATGACGGACCTGTTTTACAAGACCCTCGGCGTCGAGCAGGCAACGTTCTCGTTCGGCGGCCCGAACTTCCTCGACACCCACGGCTACTTCTTCGACAACGTGTTCGGGGACCTGTCAACCATCGGATCCGGTCTCGCCAACCCCGCGACCATCTCCGGCACCGTCCCGATCGGCGCGACCAACTGCACCCTCGCCGCCGCGCCCCCGTCGCAGTTCTCGGCGGGCGCCACCATCCAGATCGGCGCAGGGTCCACCGCCGAGGTCGTCATCGTCGGCAGCACCGCCGGCAGCAACGTGGTCAACTTCGCCATCAGCAGCGGTGGAGCCGCCTACCCCGTCAGGTTCGCGCACGCCGCCTCCACCGTGCAGACCTGCGGAACGCCCTACACCCACAAATTCGCCAGCCTCAACTCGCCCACCGGCTACGGGGGTGCCTACGGGGCGCAGCCGCCCACGCACACGTTCGCTGACGTGAACAACGTGATCTCGGTGTACACCTCGGCGACCTACGGGACCGCGCCCACCAATACCTACGGGACCCGGCTCTACCCGTCCGGCGTCCTTAAGGACGTCACGTTCAGCGGGAACGCTGAGCAGCTTCTCGGGATCAAGATGACCGGGGATTCGTGGATCTCCGTGCCGTCCGGCACGGCAGTCACCAACGTGACCACGAACTCGCGGCCGATCCCGAACTGGAACTCCACCGTCGTGACGGGCGGCTACACGATTACCAGCGCCAACGCGTACAACGGCATCGGGAACTTCAGCATCTCGCTGAAGCGCGGGACTCAGGTTTACTGGACCGTCCAGGGTACCCAGAACCCCTATGTCATCGCACGCGGCCCGCTCACCATGGACGGGCAGATGGACTGGACGCCTACGAACAGTGAGACACCACTCGATCTCATGCTGCTGAACGCCCAGACCCCGACGACGATCACCGTCTCGAACGCCGGAATCGCGAACGCCGGCACGCCCTTCACCTTGACGTTCACGGCCAGTCAGCTCGCGAACGTCAAATCGAAGATCATGCGCAACGGGGTCCTCATCGGCTACTCGAACTCGTTCGAGGCCATCGCGAACAGTACCGATACTGGTGGGTCTGGCGGGCTAGGACCGGCTACTGTGACTCTTGTCAACAATACACCCGTCTATGACGCAATGTCCGATTCCGAGGTGCCGTCTCCTTCTTCTCTGCATCTCATCTGACGCTTGCGCTCGTTGTGACGACGGGCTCTCTCGCGCCCCTGGGCGCGACGGCGCTCCAGTTCATCAGGGGACAGCTCGGCCGCCGGCACCCAGCCCTCGCGGGAGCGGCGCAAACGGCAGTTCTTGCACTGCCGCGCACCCTTGTACCAGTAGGTGTTCGCCTCGTCGTACGGCAGGCCGCAGGTCGGGCAGTGGGTCTTGCGGGCGTTGTTGTCGGTGCCGTTCTGCACCCGGTCCTGCGCGTTCTCTTTCCTGGTGCCGTAGGCGAGGTTGGCCAGGGCGTTATTCCAGGGCATGCTGTCGATGTGGCGGATTTCCATGCCGTCTGGGCACGGGCCGACGAAAGCCAGCATCACCAACTGGTGAATCTGGTACCAGCGAATCTTGCTTCCCTCGCTGGAGAAGCCCACCTTCAGATGGCCGTACTTGCTGGCAGGCTGGGGCTTCAGGATCCGGCCGGGGACAAGCCTCCTGCCGTTATGGTGCGTCCTGACGTAGCGGTCAAGGCTCCGCACCCGGCCGAGATCACTGACTTCGTAGAGGCCTTCCCAGCCGGGTACCGGCAGCCACCGCTCGGCGGCGGGCACTACTCCCCGTCTTCGATGTCGCGCAGCGCGTCGTGTATGACCTTCTCGGCGTCCAGCACGGCGACGCGGGCCTCCAGTTCCCAGACCTGGGCTTCCAGGGCGCGCTGCCGTCCTTCGTCTACGTCGCCGTAGTACACCATCTGGAAATAGTCGTCGTGCGCCTCGTTGAGGACCTGCGTTGCGTAGCCGACGTCGATGGCGTCGCGGCAGTTCGCCTCGAAGAGGTTCATCGCAGCGATGAGGCGCGCTCTCGCCTGCGCCACCGAGACGGGGGCTGGCCAGACACGGCCGGACGGGTGACCTGCGGGGTGCGGCGTGCCGAGGTCTGGATTACGCTTGCACATAGCTGGGCCTTTCTCTGCTAAGGGTCAAGGTCGAGCGCGCCAGGTGATGGAGGGCTAATCCGTCACCTGGCTTTTTGCTGTCTTCCATCCTACCGCATCCGCGCCATTCCGGCGGTTAATGCGAACACGAAAGCGAGCCGCGAATGCCGCGTTTCGACCTGCCTTCCAAGCAAGCTGACGGCACCCCGAACTGGGTGGAGGTCGCCGACCCGGACGACATGATGGCGGAGACCCTGTTCGCCATCCACAAGGCTGTCCGGATTTCCTCCGGGTCCGGCGGGGAAACCACCTACTCCCCGAGGGAGATGGAAGACGACCAGGTGAACGCGTTCCTCGGGTTCGCGATCACCGCATGGTCGTTCCCGGCTCCGATCCCGGCGCAGAACAACGTGGTCGCGGCGGACCGGGCGATCGGCCGGGTGATGAAGGCGAAGGACTGGTCGTCGCTGAAGCTCCAGGCCCGGCCGCTGATGGATGAGCTTGAGGGCGCGGAGCGGGAAGACCCAAAACCGCCGCCGGCGAACTGACGGCGCTGTTCCTGTGGCAGTTGCAGAACCGGGACCCGAAGCACGCGCCGCCCCCGCCGCGCGGGTTCCGGGCGGAGATGATGCTCTACCGGAAGTTCGCGAAGGCGTACAACTGGCCGCCTGAGGTGGTGCGGCGGCTGCGGATGGATGAACTGTTCTGGCTTCCCGTCATCGACGACGCCGAGTCCGCGGCGGTCGAGCAGCTCGCCAGGATCCGCGAAGCCCAGAAGACGTAGAAGCGAAGGGCTAGGGGCGTGGGCGCATACCCGGGCAGTGCGGGTTTCGACCCGGGCGGCAGGTACCGGAAGACCAGGTACGGGTGGGAGCCGGTTGACGCGTGGAAACCGCCCGAGAGGCTTGCGGTGACCTCCGGGGAGACGGAGGAGCAGGCCATCAGCCGGCTGTTCGATGAGGCGGCCGGGTGCGGCTGCCCGCCGGAGCGGGCTTTCAAGTGGTGGCGGTACGCGCTTGAGGCGCTGGGGAAGCGCGAGGCGGAGAACTAGCAGCGACGCGGGGGAAGCCGGGCGGGGATTTGAACCTCGCATTCCGGGCGCATCTGGCTGCTTCGCCTCCGGCCGGCTGGCGGCTTGCCGCGCCCGTGTCCTGTCCGTTAGACGACCGGCCTCCTCTACCTGCGATTATACCCCTGGAAGGGTGCGAATGGCTCGTATTTTGTGGCACTCAACCTCGCCATGGTCGGCGAGTGGATATGGCACCCAGACGGCGCTGTGGATCCAGAAGCTCCAGGAGATGGGCCATGAGGTCTTCGGTAGCTGCTACTGGGGGCTGAACGGGGCGCCTACGCAGTGGAACGGGGTTACGATCCTGCCGGCGTTCGGCGGGTCGTATTCGTCGCCGGCGTTGCATCAGCATGCGAAGCACCTGCAGCCGGACCTGGTGGTCGACCTGGGTGACTTGTGGGTGATGGACCCGAACCTGCTGCGGGAACTGCCGATGGCGCACTGGCTGCCGTCGGATTGCCGGCCCATGTCCGAGGCGGACCGGGGGGTGGCGGAAGCTGCGGGGCTGCAGCTGGTCGCGATGTCGCGGTTCGGGCTGGCGCGGTTCCGTGAGGCCGGGTTCGTGAACGCGCTGTACGTGCCGCACGCGATCGACTTTGACGTGTGGAAGATCCCCGGGGACAGGGCGGGGCTGCGGGAGGCGGCGGGGATCGGGCCGGACACGTTCGTGATCGGCGTGAACGCCGCCAACAACGACGCGATAAGAAAAGCGCCGTCGGAGATGCTGCTGGCGTTCGCGAAGTTCCTCCAGGCGCACCCCGACTCCCTGCTGTCCCTGCACACGGGGGTGCACTGCGACGGGGGGCAGGACCTGGAGTACCTGTCGGAATCGCTGGGGATCACGGACCGGGTGCGGGTAGTGGACCAGTACCGGTACACGGCGGGACTGATCCAGCAGTCCGACCTGGCCGACTGGTACGGGGCCATAGACGTGCTCCTCGCGTCCACGTACGGGGAAGGGTTCGGGCTCCCCATCGTTGAAGCGAAAGCGTGCGGGACGCCGGTTATCACGACGAAATGCTCGTCCATGGAAGAACTCAACCCGGACGGCCTCCAGGTCGACGGGGAACCTTTCTTCAACGGCGTGCACCGTGCCTGGTGGATACGCCCGTCGATCGCCGGGATGGTCGCCGCTCTGGAACAGGCCTGGGAGCAGCGTCACGACGTTGACCAGGAGAAACTCCGCGAATCGGTCTCGGAGTACGAAGTTGGGAATGTCGCGGAGAAGCATATGCGGCCGGCCGTGGATGAACTGCTCGGGAGAATGGCGGCGAAAAGAGGAGCCGCAGCGGCTTGAGGTGAGAAACCCGGCCCTTTCCTCGTCGCTGCCATGTCTTTATCTTATGTGCCCGATGACGCTTTACGGCAGTGCCACGCTGGAAATGGCGCGGGAATTCCCTTTCTCGTCGCTGACTGGCTGCCCGGTGCGGGTGCTGGTGGCGGAGGACCTGTACCGGAACACGAAGGAATGGTTCGCGCTGTGGCCTGAGGTGCGGCGGCAGGTAGCCTACGGGGTTTTCCTCGACCACTACCAGGGCTGGGTGGCGCGGGGTACGTGGGCTGAGTCTGTCGAGTTGATGGCGCTGGGCCGGCCGGTGTGGTGGTTCTGCGGCGGGGAGCCTACGGAGAAGTTCGGGTTCGGGCCGCCGCGCCCGGGTGATTTCGCACGCTTTCATCGCCGCGTGGGGCTCGGCTGGGGGCGCCCGGTGCTCACGACCCGCACGAAGCCGCTCCAGGCGCTCTACGACGGCCACAGGACGCTCCGGGGGGTGCTTCGTGGCGATGACCCTGGACGAGTACATCGCCTGGCTTGAGGCCACGATCGCCCGGATGGAACCCGGAGCCGCCGCCATGGCCGACGCGATGGCGCAGCACCTCGCCGAACGCGTCGCGGATGACACGCTGCGCCGCAATGTACACGCGCCTGGCGCGTACCACCGGGCGAAGCCGGGCAGCCCGCCGTCGTACGCGTCGGGGAATCTTGCGAACGCCATGTACTGGACCCCCGCGAGCGGCGGGCTGCGTGCCACCGCGATGGTCGGGAACGACGACAAGCGGGCGCGGGTGTTCGAGTTCGGCGGCTGCGTCCTGAAGCCCACGAGCGGCACGCACATGGGCTGGAAGGACACCGGCCGCTCCGACAACCCGTCTGGTATCTGGCGGCACCGGCAGGTCGAAGGCCGCGCGCATCCGTTCCTTCAGCCCACCGTGCAGGAAGCCATCGATGACGGCTCCTTGCAGCGGGTGGCCATCGCGGCGTTCATGCCGTACGACCCGTGACGGGAAGGCGGTGACCCGGTGCCTTCTGGCCTGCCTGAGGTCGTCCAGCCGGTCGGCGCGGATACCTCCAAGTACATCTCGGAGTACAAGGCCGCGCTCCAGGTCACGAAGGAACTGTCCGCCGCCAACAAGGACCTGATGCGGTCGGTCACCGACGCCCAGAACGTGATCAAGTCGGCCGGAGGCGGCGGCGGGGGCGGCGCGGCCGGCAACGCGGGTGACATCGCCAAGGTCAACCAGGCGATCCGCGAGCAGTTGCAGCTTCTCGGGGGTCATTCCAGGGCCATCAGCGACGTGACCGCGGGGAGCGCGGCCATGGCCCGCGCGCAGGCGGACGCGGCGAGGACGATCCGGGACACCGAGACCGCGGTCCGGCAGGCCAGCGCGGCCATGGGTGATCTCGCTGCGAGTCATGAGAGAGTCCGCGCCATGACCGCGGACAGCGGGACGGCTGTCCGGTCGCACGTGGAAGACCTGACCAGGCTGAGAAGCGCTGCGTCCGACGCCACTTCGGCGATTGATGACGCTTCCAGGTCGATCGAGGCGCTGACGGCGAGGGCCGCCGGCGCCGGGCGGGCGACGACGAGCATCCTGGGACCGGAACTGGCCGCGGCGCTGGCCGGCGGCGGTTTCTTCTCGGGCGGCGGCCCCTACGGAGGAGGCGGGGGTGGCGGGGGTGGCTTCACGCCTGTTCCGCCGTCCGGCGGCGGGGGAGACGACAGCTACCACCTCAGGGCGATGATGGCAGCAGCCACGCCGGGCGACAAAGGCACCGCCGCGTCCATGTGGGCTCCGGTCGGCTCGTTCCTCAGTCGCTGGCTCGGGCCGGCCCATTACGTCCTGATGGGCATCAACGAGATCGCCGCCACCGTGATCCCCGCCATCACCGCAGCCGGAAGCGCCGCCCTGGTCGGCGTCCAGGGTTTCGAGCAGATTGTCCCCCGCGCCCAGGCGGTGTTCAATACCGCCGAGTCTCTGGGGAGCTCGCTGGGGATCACCACCGGCCAGGCGTGGGGCCTAGGAGCCAGTCCGCTGCAGAACGCGCAGGACCTGGCCACGGGGTTTGCCCCCCAGATGATGGGCGCGGGCATCAACATCGTCCGGGCCGGCGGCGGCGGGTTCATCCAGCTCGGCCAGAACACGCTCAACATGGTCGCCCAGGGGATGGCCACCCTGACTCAGGAATTCCAGCACGGCATGGGGAAGCAGATCTCCGATGCCGCGTCGACCGGGACCGGGTACCTGAAACAGTTCGGAGACATCCTCGGGAATGTCGGGCACCTGTTCCTCAATGTCGCGCCGAACCTCCCCGGGGTCGGGGGGGATTACCTGTCCATCCTGCAAGGAGCGACCGGCGGCCTGGCCCGCATCACAGGCGGTCTCGGCCCCGCGCTGGGCCCGTTGCTGGCCATGGAGGCGGGCGGCAGGCTCGGTACCCCGCTAGTCGGCGGCCTCGGATCCCTGCTCGGCAGGGCCGGGACCGGCATCGCGGGCCTCGCGGACACCCTCGGCGCGACTTCGCTGAGCGGCCTGTCCGCGGCGGAGATCGCCGCTGTCGCCGGAGAAACCGGGGTCAGCCTGACAGCCGGCGGCGGCCTGCTGGCCAGGATTCTCGCCCAGGGCGGCGTCGGCCTGGCTAAGGCGGGCGGGTTCCTCGGCGCCCTGGGTGCCCCGGAGATCGCGGGGCTGGCTGCTGCCGCGTTTGGCATCGGCAAGGGGTTCACCTACCAGACCCCGGAGCAGCAGACGGTCTCCGGGATGCTGGGTGGCGTGAACCAGATGGGGATCCCGCAGGCGATTCCCAGCATCATCCAGGACATGCAGAAACTCGCCGCGGTCCCCTACTCGGCCGCTCCGGGCCGTGGGGCGGGCGCGAACTTCATGCAGGCACTGGGCAAGGACACCGGTATCGGGCAGGGCTTCAACCTGGGGGGCGGCTTCACGCAGGGCTGGCATTCGCTGCTGCAGGCGGTGGGTATCAAGGGTGCGGACCCGCATGACTACCAGGCCGCACAGTCTGGGCTTCAGCAGCTTGCCCAGGGGTTCGTGAATGTCCTGAATACGGGCGGCCAGGTCCAGCAGCAGTGGGCGAAGCTGGGTGGCGGCGCGATCGACATGGGCAAGGCGTTCGACGTCGCCACAATGGCCCAGTTGCAGCTGGGGAACTCGTTTGAGAAGAACGGGAAGCTGACCGCGCAGGCCAAGCAGATGATCGCGAACCTGCAGGCCGGGTACGCGCCGATGAACATGAACACCGGCCAGTTCGGCTCGGCGGTCGCCGCGCAGACCGCCATGGCCGGGCTGCAGCACACCCAGCTCGCCGCGGTGAACCAGTCGTATGACCAGCTGATGCAGGTGGTCGCCGGCGGGGCGTCAGGTTCCGCCGCCCTGGGCGGCCTGCTGCGGGCGATGCCAGCCGGGTCGGGCACGGCGATGCGGGGATTCCTGTCCCCGTCGGCGTCGGCGGCGTGGACGGCGTTCGCGTCCACGTCGCAGCCGTCCGTCCTGTCCCAGTTGCAGTCGCAGGCTGACTGGCTGCGGACAGCGCAGACGATGGGTGCGCTCGGCGCCGGGCAGACGGCGGGCATGGCCGAGTTCCTGCTCGGCAAGGCACTCCCGTCGGCGAAGGGCAGCCCGGCGGCGCTGGCGATGCTGTCGACGATCGCCCAGCAGTTCGGCGGCCCGAGTTTCGCGCCGGGAACCTCAGCTGCGCAGATGTTCAGGTCCCTGTCCAAGTTCGCAGGGCAGGGCGTCAGCGCGGGCGGCTACAACCAGCTGATGACCAGGGGTACGGAGAGCCTGGCGAACATCGGCACCGACGCCCAGCAGTTCGTCCAGCAGGTCGGTTCCGGCATCGCCGGAGCCATGGCGCAGGGCATCGCGACCCATGGCGCGACCCTGCAGGATGCGTTTATGGGCAGCGTCGGCAAGGGCGGCTTCTCCAACGCGGCGCTGGCCAAGTACGTGGATTTCCTGCACGGGGCAGGCACCCCGGTCAAGGGCATCCAGGACATGGCCGCCTACGCGGCGCAACTGTCCGGGGCTACTGGGGCGCAGCAGAAAGTCATCAAATGGCGCGTCCAGCTGGATGTCAATACCGCCGAGGCTGCCGCCAAGGCGAAGGCGGCTCTTGACGCATCTAGCAAGGATCACCAGGTCACCATCAAGGCCGTCGCGGATGTCACGCAGGCGAAAGCGCAACTGGCCTCCGTGACCGCCGGGCAGCATGTCGTCACGTTCTCCTCCAGGCTGATCAAGCCATCCATCCCGGTGCTGCAAGGCCTGGTCGTCTACCGCGCGGTCCTGTCCGGCGGCGGGACTAACGCGCAGGCGGCGTTCGCCCAGTCGAACATCGGGAAGACCGGCGGTTTCCAGACCGGCGGCATGGTCCCAGGGTCCGGGTCCGGTGACATCATCCCCGCGATGCTCGAGCCCGGTGAGGCGATCATCCCCCGCTACCTGGTCCCGCTGATCGCGCCGATCCTGGCCGCGCACCGGGTGCCCGGGTTCGGCGGGGTGCCGCAGTCGTCCGCGTCGCATTTCGCCGGCGGCGGCCTCGTCCCGCACGTCCTCGGGTTCCCCGACCCGACGATCCAGGGGAAAGCCGGCCAGTTCGCGTTCACCCTGATCGACTCGATCGCCAAGGCGCTGAACGCCGCCGGGGCGAAGAAAATCGCCGACGCCCTCGTCGCGCAGATCGGCAAGGAAGTCGCCCTCGCGAAGAACGTCTCCTCCGCCGCGATGCAAGGCCAGGGGTACGGCAACGCCGGGCTGCTCGGCGGGATGGACGTCACCCCGGGCACCGGGAACGGCTCGGTGTACGACCAGATGCAAACCTACCTGACATCGGTGAAGTCGTTCACGAAGGACCTGGCGGCACTCCGCAAGGACCACCTCGCCAAGGGGATCATCTCCCAGCTGGTCGCCGCCGGCCCGGTCCAGGGTGACGCGCTCGCCCAGTCGATCCTGGGTGACTACCGCGGCGTCAAGGGAATCAACCAGCTCTGGTCGCAGCTCGGCGGCGCAGCCAAGGGCCTGGGCGCGCAGGCGGCCATGGCCCAGTACGGCGGGCACCTGTCACCGGACCTCAAGAGCGGCAGCGTCAGCATCGGCGGGATCAGCATCAGCATCAACGCCGGCGGCGGCGCGACCCTCGTCCTGACCGACGCGCAGATCAAGCAGGTCGTGGCGAAGGTGCAGGCGGCGCTGCTCAAGCAGGCCAAGCGGAACTCTAAGACGGGGCTCCAGTTGTCCGGTAAGGGCGCTTAGCCCCGCCGCTTCCGTGACCTGATCCAGGCTCCGTGAGCCATCCACCCGGTCGATAGGAGGCGTGTGCCGGTTTTCGACCTCAAGCCGCTCGTAGTCACCTGCCAGTCGTGCGGTGCGACCGCTGAGACGTGGGATTTCCAGCGGCCGGACCGTGCCGTGGAGTGCCCGTGCTGCCCGGTGGCGCATGATCACGGGGCTGCTGCGGCGGCGTGCCCGATGGATCATGACGGGCCGTGCGCGCGGGAGAACCCGGGCTGCACGGTCTGCCGTCCGGTGACGATCACGGCGACGGCGCACCTGACCTTGTTCGATGCCGCCGAACTGCTGGACAGCCCTGCCGCATCCCCGTCCCCCCCTGTCCAGATTGCGGAGGTTTAACCCGAAATGGCCATGTTTGATCAGGCCCAGGCTTCTGCGATCCTGAACGCGGTGCTCCGCCAGTCCTCCACGGCCTCGACCACGGGCGTCAAGCTCCGGCTCGGCACGTCCGCTCCGACAGCAACAGCGGACATGACCGAACTGTCCTCCTCCGGTTACACCACGGGCGGGACGGTGATGACGTTCAACTCGGCGTCGGCCGCGGCCACGTCGAACTCCAGCACGGC